ATCTAATCAACTCCAATCGTATATTCTTGCCGGTGGTGTATGTAAGGATTGTAACAGAAATGCACACGCTTTTGCTCGAAAAGAAATAAAATCACTTTTGACAAACAACGACATTTTGTTGCTGTATGATGGGAAATTGGAGGTAATTTTATGATCATCACGACCACACTATCTGTCGAAGGACGCACGGTCTCCGAATATCTCGGCATCGTATCGGCGGCGCAAGTCATGGTCATGCCCGGCGGGAACAAGGGTGTGCAGCGCGGCTGGCAGGCTGGTGTCGATGGAGCGACGGAAATCCTGTTGCAACAAGCGGCATCTCTTGGCGCGGATGCCGTTGTCGGGGTAAGCTACACACCTTTCGGTATGAATATCTGCGCGACCGGGACAGCTGTCCGCTTAATTTAAGTCCATATTCCGATACCCTATGGATAGGGTATCTATACCGTATCCATACCGTACCGATACCTCGCGTGCGCGCGTGCGTGTGCGCGCGATCGTGCGCGCACTGTCTCTGTACCTGTATCTGTATCTGAGACTGTATCTGTAATCTGTTTCTGATTCTGAATATCTACTACTGCAAATCTATCGTTAGAAGGGGGTGGCGCTGTTGCCGAGAAAACCTGCAAAGCACCCAGCGAAGCCGAAGCGGGGCAAGAAGCTGGAAGTCGAAGAGCCGGGCGTTCTCTACGGTCGGTACAGCAGTCACAACCAGAAGGATATTTCCGTAGAGCAGCAGTTTGAAAAGGGCTACGAGCTGGCGGCGGAGTATGGCATCAGGATCATTGACACCTATGCCGACCGCGCCGTTTCCGGCCGCACCGACAAGCGCCGTGACTTCCAGCGCATGATGACTGATGCTGCAAAAGGGAAGTTCCGCTATGTAATCGCGTGGAAGTCTAACCGCATGGGGCGCAATATGCTGGAGGCTCTGATCAACGAAGCTCGGCTTCAGGATCTGGGCGTTCGCGTTCTCTATGTGGAGGAGGATTTCGACGATACTGCGGCTGGACGCTTTGCCGCCCGCTCGATGATGAATGTCAACCAGTTCTATTCCGAGAACATGGCCGAGGACATCAAGCGCGGCCTGTATGACAACGCCGCGAATTGCATGGTGGCGAACGGCCATCTGCCCTACGGCTATAAAGCGGACGAAACGCTGCACTATGCCATCGACGAGCCGAAAGCTGCGGTTATCCGGGAGATATTCACTCGCGTTTCCTGCGGTGAGGCTTTCGTTGATATCATGGCCAGCCTGAATGCCCGGGGAATCAAGACCTCGTACGGTCGCCCGTGGGGGCGGTCGAGCTTTCAGAAGATCCTTTCCAACGAACGGTATCGCGGCATCTATATCTACGGCGATGTCCGCAAAGAGGGCGGCATCCCGAGGATTATCAGCGACGAGCTTTACTTCAAGGTCCAGGAGGTGATCACCACGAAGAAGAATCCGCAAGGGCGTCACCGCGTCAATGGTGACTATCTGCTTACCGGCAAGCTGTTCTGCGGACACTGCAAAAGTCCAATGACCGGCATCTCCGGCACCAGCCGCTCTGGCAACCTGCATTACTACTACGTCTGCCAGAAGCGTCGCACGGAAAAAACCTGCGAGAAGAAAAACCTGCGACGGGACGACATCGAGCTTCAGGTAGCAAAGGCGATCAAACGCCGCACACTGGATGATGATACGATCAACTGGATTGCCGACAGCGTGGTCGAGTATAGCCAGCATCAGGAAAGCGCAAGCGGGATCGGGCTTTTGGAGGACCAGCTGAAGGACACGCAGCGCAGTATCAAAAATCTCATGGCGGCGATAGAGCAGGGCATCATCACGCCTACCACAAAAGCCCGTCTCATGGAGTTGGAAAAGGAACAGTCGGACATTGATCGGAAAATCACAATGGCAAAAGCTGACGTCATTCCTGTCAACAGAGATCAGCTTGTAGGGTGGCTGAAAAAGTTGCAGGCCGGAGATGTCCACGATAAGAAATACCAAGCGGAGTTATTCGACACTTTCTTGATTGCAGTCTATGTCTACGACAACCCGGACGGTCAGGACTACATGAAGGTCGTATTCAACTACGCAGGAAGTAAAAACACGGTTGAGATCCCGCTGGATCCATCGGTTATCGACAATGTAGAAAATATCGAAACGGGCGCTGTTCGTTTAAGCTCTGCCCAGGTCCACCAAGAACGAGTTGATGAAAGTCAGCTCGTTCTTTTTGTTTTGTAGTGGTTTGGAAAATGTAAGCGATACGCCGGTGGTGTATCAGAGCCGCTCTGCGGCCTGCGTCGAGATCACACTTTCGTCGTTTTACCACAAAAGCAAAAATATCGAGCTGCCCTTAGGCTGGCTCGATATTTTCTTTCTCTCTATTTTTTCGCGTCCGTCCTTTTCAGGGCGGCGCGTTTTCTTTTTCTGCTGCGGGGATCAGCCGCCGTACCGGTATCGGCGGCGTGCGCCGCGGGCAAACTGAGGAGAACGCTCGCCGCGGCATGCTGGCAAGTACAAAGAACTTGTCAGCAAAATCAAGATATCACAAGAATCTTGCTATGTCAAGAATAAATTTACAAGATTCTTGTTATAATTGATTGACAGTTACAAGCTTCTGCGATAGAATACAGTCAAATCTTGTCGCAGCCTGCGTTTTCTGGGGGAATCTTGATGAGTTTTGGCAAACAAATGCGTCTACGGCGTGAGGAGCTTCATCTCTCGCGCGCGGCGCTGGCGGAGGAGCTTGGCGTTTCGCCCTCTGCCATCAGCAACTATGAAAACGGCGTCAGCTCGCCGAAGGAGGAGGTGCTGCTCCGGCTGTTCGATGCGCTTGAGATCGACCCGAACTACCTTTACCGCGATTCGTTCCGCTCAGGCAGCTTCGTCTGCTCGCGCGCAGAGCAGGATTTGATCGAAAAGTGCCGCTCGCTCTCGCCG